CCGATGAAATAGTGGGCACAGGCGGCCCTTCGGCGCCGATCATAACGCCTCCGGCGCCGGACACGTCCGCAGCGACGGGGATCTTAAATCCTCCACGATTCAGGAGCCCCAATCCGATTGAACCTAACGTCCTGAGTCCCGTGGCCTTTCGGGCCGCACTATCGGCTTTTTCGATACTGTTTGTAACGCCGTCCAAGGCATCTGCCGTCTCATCTAATTCCCCAGGCAGTCCACCTCCGATGAGCTTGCCTACCAGCCATTCCATCACAAAACCAAGCCCGACCAGCAGCGCCCCAAGTATCGGAATGGTAAGAATCGCCCTTCTGATCGTGAACCCCAGTACGGTAATGGTCCCGGATAAAATTGCCGTTTGGATCGCAGCTAAGCGAGCAGCAACACCGACGAGCCGAATAGCTAGCGCCCACAACCAAGTGGCGCGAGCCAAGATTGCCGTTTGGATCGCCGCCAAGCGAGACGAAATGGCTGCGAACTGAGTGGCAAATGCCCATACTTTTACAGCCAGCGCAACTTTCAATGAAATGACGGCAAGAAATGTCAGAACAACTATCAAGGGACCGATGACCGCAATCAATGCGACTACCGCCGCCGTGGCAAAACGCAATGGAAACGGGAGAAACTGTATTACGCTAATAGCCTTTTGAACTCCACTTACCAGGGCGCTTCCCAGTGCTATCGTGACCGACGTAACCGGCTCGAAAAACAGTCCAATCTCTGCAGTCAGGCGTTCCCACGCCGCCCCCAGTCGCGTCAGTAGTGCCGCCAGGCGTTTAGCGTTGTCACCGATGGCGCCCTCCGCGATGGCACTTTCGTTCAGCAGAATTTGAAGGCGAACCAACGTCTTAGACTGCTGCGACAACTCCTTAGTCCCCGAACTAACGCCGGAGGCCAACAGTAATTCTTCCATGGCCGCGTCAGAAGTGTTGATTCCCAATTGCCGAACCGCAGCCGAATTGCCGACCAGTGCGGAAGTGAATCGCTCGAACACTTCTGCGGAAGAGATCCCGCGAAGCGCCGCCTGCTCCAATCCAACTTCGGTAAGCCGCTGCGAGAGGATTTGAGCTTTGTCGCCGGCGACACCCATATTGAGGAGCAACAACTGGAATCCACCGACGGCCTTAGTGACGCTGACGAAGCTTTGGCCGGATGCGGCGGCTATTTCAGACGCCCATGCTCGAACCGCGTCGGCGCCGCCCTTGAATTCTCTGTCGATTAGCTGATTGGCTACCTGGATTTTTGCTGCTGCACGGGTCGTGGTAACGCCTAGTGCGACAATAGGCGCAGTAACTCCGATCGTGAGCGCTTTCCCGATACGGCTCAGCGTACCAGCTATCAAGTCAGACGTGAGAAACAGTTCGAGCGCGAAGTTTTGAAATACTTTTCTGGCACCCTCGACGTTCTTAAAGTATTCTCCGGTTTGAAGGGCCAGCTCGACGAACGCGCTGCCTAGTTTTTCAGCGGATGGCATGACGCCTCTCCTGTTCGCGCCTCTCGTCGATCTTCACTAGCTCATCCACCAGGTAAAGCAGTTGCGGCAGGGACATTCTCACCACGTCATCCATGGTATGACTCGTGCGAGTCAACACGTAGGTTATGACGCGGGGCCAGTTTGTTCCGTAGGGTTTCCCCGCTTGCCGCCCCCATCCGTCGCGCCATTCGTCATACCCTGCAATACGGCGGTTAAGGCTTGCAGCGACTCTATGTCATGTTCGTCAAACGACGCGAACATCTCCTTGACTCGCTGCTCTGTGAGACTTGGATGATTCTTGCGCATAGACAGAAACAGTGCCAATGGCTGCATACCGGGTTGAACCATGCCGGCTTGCATTTCTTCGGGATCGATGGGCATACCCGACAGTTCGCGGATTCGCCGAGACTTCTCCTCCGGCTTCATGGGCACGTCCGCGCTGGCCCGCAGGAACGTAGCCAGCCGCATGTCGCGCAGTCTGGCCTCGATAATGCCGACATCCTCGACTCCGAGGGGTGAAATCTTCCAGGTTTCGCCGCGAAGCGCAACTTCGATCGGCTGTTTCGTCATCGTAGCGGCGTCCATAAAATCCTCCGACTCAAGAGTTGAACGACAGCGTTCCAGAACCACGGAATTCGTAAGTCACAGTCTGTTTGTCGTCGATATTTACCTTCAGCCCTAGTCGTCGGACAAACCCCGTCCCACTGATCGTTACCGCCCCCTTCAGACGCATGGTTACGGTTTCAAGGGTTTCTGGGGCATCTGGAGCCGTTTGGATGGTAGTATCGTCCATGTACGCCTGGAACGTGCCCGTAAACGTGCGTATCTTTCCCGGCGTCCACGTGCGCCACGTCGGCGGCGTCGATGCGAATACCGTTACGTCGTGTTCGCCCTGCTCAATGTCCGCCGTCCAATCGAATACGTTGGTGTCGTAGTTCGCTCCGGTCCACGTAACCAACCCCGTATCTCCCGTTAGCGCTGCCATGATCTACCCTTTCTCAAGAGGCGGTCCTAAAAAACCGTACCCTGTAATCGATGTCCGCCTGCCAGACGTTTTCGGCGGCCCATCGCGGCGGCCTTTCCGAAAGTCTCTGCATTTCCATATGCGTGTACCGCGTCGCATCCGACAGGGACAGCGTCGCGCTATCGAACGCCAGGTAAAGTTGTGCGACTGCCGAAGAAATCAGGGCGTGTGAACCGTCGTCATCAAAAATAGAAAACTGAACTCTGACGTTTTCAACACTAGCGCCTCCGAATATGTGATCGGGGACAACGTCTATTTCGTGAAACACGCAATAGGGAAACGTAGCGCCCTGCTCGGCGTGATCGAACCAAACGTCCGGTACGATGGCTACCAGTGCAGCGGACGCATCCCACTTAGTGATTATCGCCTCGGACCAGAGAATAGGATCGATCGCCGCAATCACCACGTTATTTACCCCTCGCCACCATTGCGGTAATTCGAGATTTCATGCGATCGAACGCCGGGCGAGCAAACGGCCTCGGCCGTGCCTTCACGGTGCCGAACTCCAGTAGATGGGCATGGGGAGCGCGCGGACCAATCAACCATCTCATGCCTTGGTCCAGCCGTTTAGTATCCATACTCAACTGCAACAGCCCGGTCTGCACGTGTGGCGGCTCCCCAGGTGCGCTAGGTTCCGAACCGGATCTACCTACGATGTCCACCATGTCAGCCAATAGCGCAAGGGCCGCCGAGGCCAAGCCTCTTTTGGCCTGTTCCACGAATTCTTCCGGCACGCTACGGCTCCAAGTTACTACGGCAGGCATTACGGTGTCGCATCCACGAGTGCCCACATCTGCAATGCGGCGGCCGCTCCGCTGGCGTTCGTGACGTACAGCGTTGTCACATCAGTCCCCAAGAGAAACGCATCATAAGCCCCCGTAAACCACACGTAGGGTTTGTTGGCGACGAGCACGATGGTGTCGTCGGGGACGGTGGCGCTGTTGGTCTCGATCGTGATTGCTTGATCGCTAGTTAAAAAGAACGCTTTTACGGCGGTCACGTCGATGGTTGCGAGTATTTCCTGATCCGTCGTAGCGTCCGGGATGGATTCGTCTAGTTCGACGAGCAGTGAGGCCGAATAGGTCGTGGACTTTGACGTTACTTCGCCGCCCTCTCTTAACGTGTGAGTTAGGGTCACATCGATCGCCATGCTTGAACTCCTATGCGAGAGGAATTAAATCGTTCAGGGTGTAGTCCGCGCAATCGTCGCTCGCCGGACTGCCTGGTTGGAACCGAAGCACACCTTCGTACCGTCGGCTCAACAGACTGAAAGAGGCGATGATCGCGACAAATTGCAATTCATGACGAGCGTAGGATCGGCCGTCGATCACAACAGTGTCCGCGTTCCATGCGCCACGAGCCTTAAACACGCGAGACAATTCGGATTTGTCCAGCCTGGTCGGCATCTCGATCATGGAATATGCTCCGCTACAACCTGAGTAGTGACGCCGGCCATCCCCACGTCACGTATTTCGCGCGGATTGTAAACCTTGTCGTCTTGCCAGATGCGATCCTGCGGCCTCAAGCTAGGCTCGTAGGGATATGTGAATTCAATCATCTGCTTACCTCTCAACCTTTCGCCATCAGGGAGTTCGTTTCCGCTCAACGGCTTGGCCGCGGCCCATCGCTCCGCGAACGTCGTCCAGGTCTCGGTTTGTCCGCCATAGCCGTCTCGCGATACCGTCAACCGCTGAAGCATAATGCGGTGCGATCGCATTCCGGCAGGCACCTGTCGTTCGCGACGCATAGCCATTCACGCCAGCTCCAACACGCCTTCGCTCATCACGCAATCCTGCCAGCCGTGCGGGATTCTGCTGATAGGCACGTCGCTACTGTCCTCGCGCATCAGAAACCAGTGAGCGATGAGCAGCTTCATGCCCTGCTTGACGACTTGCGGAACGTCCAGTTCGGTGCCATAACCGGACGTGAACGTGACGGTCACGGCGTCCACCACCCGTCGCGTCGTCGGCCAAGTCACGTCGTACGCCGGGACGATGCGGTGCTTGATGCGGCCCTTACTGACGGTGTACTGCGACGTGGCAAGCGTCTGCGTCACGCCGTCCTCATCGACGTATTCCACAGACGAGACGCTAATGAGTGGCGGCCTATCGAGCAGGATTTTCGACGGGAATCCCCAGTCGATAGTGTGCTCCCACGTGGCCGTAATCAGTTGCAGACCTGTTTCGGTTTCCGTCTTGTGCCGCGCGGCCGCGATCGCCGCGATAAACCATCCGTCCTCATCCGCCGTCGTGCAACGGCACTGATCCTTGGCCGCTTCCAGAGTCAGCGGCTCGGTTGTGGGTGCGACGGTTTGAGTCCATGCCATGTGCCACCATCATCAATGCAGCTGGAACATCTTGTAGCCCTTGACATGCAAAATCGGATCGACGTCACCGGCGGTTTGGCACACAAACGACGGAACGACTTTCACGATTGGAATGTTCGCGGTGACGTGAACCGTGCTAGTCAAGACGTCGTTAACGTATTGCTGAATCGACGTTACGCCCAGGCAGTAGAATCCGAGCGTGACGTACTCGTTCTCGGCAATCGTAACGGCCGCCTTGGTAGCGCCCGCCCCGGCCTTTTCAGCCGAGAACAACAACACGCCGTCATCCGTGACGCACTGCCAACCGACGTGGTTCGCAGAACTGTTGGCGCTTGCCGCGATCAAAGTCGTGTCAACTTCCGACAATCCGATGAACAGTTCAGCCCCGTCAAAAGTGTCAACGACTTTGATCTTCGTCTCGTACCACAAGTCTTTCCCGGCTTCCAGGAAGAATGCCCGATTGTTCGCCTGGAGCGTCGCGCCCTCCGTCGCTATAGTGCTGTTGCTGTCGAGTTCCAACACGCCCGACTCGGCGGCTCCGATCGCGGCCGCGCCGGCAGTCGCCTGCGTCAGCGTCCAAACGTCCGTCGCGTTGTAGTCGCTGAAATCCTCGACGTGTAAAATACCGATAGATGGATTCGAGGCGTACGCCAGCAGCGGGCAGTTCTTCCACAGGCCCGTCTTGTGCGCCGTGTTGATATCGTTATCGTAGATGGAGACGTTGCCGAGCTGGTTCAGTCCTTTTGATGCGGTAGCCATAGCCAGTCTCCTTTACGCTATGATGTCCGCCGTCAGTCCGGTCTTGGCGAAGCGGGGATTGAAACGTTCGTATAGCACGACACCCTCATCAGTGGACGTGGCGAACTCCACGCTTGCCGTCACGTAGCGCAAGTCCTCACTGTTGTCCGCACCAGTCTGAGCGATTTCCTCGGCGCTGCACTCAAGGAAGATCTGATCTCCTAGAGCATTGGGTTCCGATGCAACCGCGTGCGTCTTGATGACGCGATCAGTGCCACTCCCATCGGACGCGGTGTTCGCGAGGATCTTGAATGTATCGAGCGCTCCGGTTCCGATAGTCCGAAAGAAGGCGCACGCGAAGTTCTCGTAGTCGCGCATGTCCACCCATGCGATATCCACCGCATCGGCGGAATCGGGATCGAAGTCGTACATCTTGATCGCAGCCGAAGAGAACAGTTTTTCAGTTGCCGGCAATGCCATGATTCACTCCTAGACTCACGCCGCCAGCGCGACGTATGGACTCAGTGTGCTTCCGTTCTTCGGCGTCAATGCAGCGTCCCACCACGGGCTTCCGGCGTTCCGCAGCCAGAACTTGAACGCTCGCTCGTGCTCCAGGAATCGCACGTGCATGGATTCCGCAGACTGGAGAGGCTGGTACAGGCCCTCCAGGAACTCGCCCCAGTTGACGAGAACAATATCTCCGGCGGTGCCCAGTGATTTGGTGTACTCGGAGAAGAAAATCGGGCGGCCGAGCACGATGTCCGGGTGATCTTCTCTGGCGGACGGCTGCCAGACGGGCCCGCCGCCGACACCAACTTCAACATTCATTTGCATGAGCTTCGGAAGCGTGTCGTGGTTAGCCATCCAGACGGCGCCCGCGTATCGCCAGCAGCGAGAACGCATGTTCACGACGTC